ATCTATCGTCGTCCCGTTGAAATTGAGCAAGCCCGAAGGCGTGCGCATGTTGATGTTGCCCGCCCCGTCGAATTGAATGTAGCGCGTAGGCGTGGCGTTCAAATACCCGCCGACGTAGAGTCCGTCGGCCCAATCGAACACACGCAAGCTACCGGGGTTCGCTTGAGCTTGCGTAGCTTTAACGACCGAGATATCGCGCGAGGCGCAAGCCATCAAACCGATGTCTCCTACCACGGGATCGAGGATGATTGCGGTATCGCCGCCCTGATACCGAAGGTAGGGAATGCTGTAAATCGGGCCGTGCGAAGTCGCTTGCCGATTGCCGCTCATCTGGTTTACGAGAGGCTGAACAGTGAGCCGACCCGCGGGCGAGAGGTCTCCGGCGTTCGTGACTTCAAGCACTTTGACGAGAGTCACCGTCTGCACTTTTTGCAACGCTAATTTGATGACGAACATCAGCGTATTAAATTCATCGTCGGTCGTCTGCGGCGCTTGCTGCCCGAAGACCTCATTCGATGGCGTGCTCATGAGGTCGGCGGGATCGTGGGAAGGCCGCCGGCTCCGGTCGTAGGCGGGTACAGCAACAGCTCGGAGAACCATGCGCCGTTAGGCATCAGCGATTCGAGATTGTGCGTAATGGTGCCGACGAGCCAATTTCCGTTAGCCGTGATCACGTCGGAATCTTGAATAGTGATCGGGCCGCCGAATCGAAATCCGGGATTGAAAAATGCGCTCGCGTTCACGAACCCGCGTTGATAATCGAGCTTGGGATATCCACGAAGACCCGACTTCGGCGTTAGTGTGAACGAAGGCACGTCCGCGCGAGGCGTACCGTTTGGCGCAATCGTCATCAAGTTGCCGTCGATATAAACCTCGATGCCGGCATCGTGCTTTACCTTGCGGATTTGCTCCGCGAGAGTCTTGTCGAGGTACGGAGAATCGAGCGTTTGATTCACGCCGTTGTTTTGGAAAACGAAACCCGCATTCGCCGCGAGTCGCGCCATGATCAAGCCGACATCGGTCGCGCCCGTGTAGCTGATGGCATCGGCCGGCGCGAGAGATTCATAACCTAAAACTCGACACTGCGCGCCATAGAACACATTCGGAAGATTGTCGTAGTTCGGGCCGCCCGTGATGATTTGACCCGAAAAAACTGTCGACCATCCGCCGCCGCCGTTCGCTTCGATAACGACGGTATTGCGCATCATCGCGGGCGAAGGCTGGAAGGCGAGCGCGGTCAGTGCGATCATATCGGACTGAAGCATTCCATAGATTGAAATCTCGGCCTCGGGGAACGCCGGCAATCCCGATCCCTTGATAGAGACTGAGGCGCGAAGCCCTGCAATCACGAGCTGATTATTCGTGCCGTTAAATTTCGCATTGTTCGCGAGTGTGAACGTAAACCGCAATTGCTTGATGGTGAAAGTTTGTAGCGCGCTCACGTTAGGTCGCTCGCTTCGAGGTAAAGCAACAGCCATCGCGAGCCGAGGCCGGCGAATTGCGGGTCGTCGTTCCCTTGCGTATCTACGAACATGAAGTCGCCCACGACGCCGAGATATTGTCGATTCAGCAAGAGCCGAGTTTTGTTGAGGCAATTCTGCGTCGAGGTGATGTCGACGCCGTTCACCGTCAAATCGAAGCAAATAAAATCGGCCGTCGTCTGAAGCGTCGCGTCGCTGAAGTCATAGCCATTTTTTGTATAAACCGAGATGGCGCAATTCTGCCCGCCGAGTATGGCTTGCAAGGTTTGCGAGGGCAACGGATTGAGCGGGACCGTTTTCAAAATAGTGTCGCCGATATAGCATTCGCTGCGACTTGCTGCGCGACGGCCGGCACAGCCGACGAGGGCTGAACGTTGCCGTTATTCACCGCGGGCACCGCTGCCGGATTCTGAGCGTTCGTCGTGTTCGCACTCGTGGTCGAGTAGAGCGCCGGAGTTTGCAGCACTTGACGAAAAAATATATCAACTTCGGCGAGGAAGAACGCGCCCTCAGCACCGCGCCGAGTTATCTCATAGCGCGTGATGTTCACGCCGACATAGGAAATCTCAGGCGTTAGAATCGTATAAAGGTTCGTGTCGCCGGCAATCGTTTTTATCTGATTGATGAATGCCGTTCGATCCGACAGCGAGCCCCCCTTCGTCATGCGAAGCGAAATTTCGTAAGGCTTCACGACTTTGTTATACGTCGTGAAGCTGCCCGCTTGCACGGGGAAATCTGGAATTTGCCATTCGTTACGATTGTCGAAGTTCAGCACCGAGTCGGGGGTCACAACGCGATTTAAATTCGCATCGAAAACCCCCCACGTGGGCGCGCCTTGACTCGCGGCCCATAGCGGCGCTTGTGTCTCCGTTCCAATGGTCGGCAGCGGCGAGGCCGGAAACTCATTCGAGCGGATGAGCTGCGGCACGCCCGTCAATTGAGGGACGTTCGGAAACGGAGGAACTGAAATGATGACGCTAGGCATTACGACATTCCCGCATCGGCTTGAGCGACAACGCCCTTACGCTTAAGAGCGCCGGGCAGCTCCGCGGCGACTCCCGCGGCATTTGTAGCTTGCGTCTGTACGGTGATGCTGTCTATCTGAACTTGCGTAAGGGCGCCTTTGCCGGCCGCGCCCGCGCCGCCTTGCGCGTTGTTCGCTGCGAAGGTAGCCGCCGCGCCCGGCCCGACGATTTTGTTCACGTACTTTGCGGTCTCGTCCGGGAGTGACTTCGTTCCGCTCAGCACTTTGTTGATGTTGCCCGGCCCGTCATTGTAGGCCGCGACGGCTTTCGTCCAATCACCGAACTGTGCATAGAGCTGCCGCAGATATTGCCCGGCCGTATTGATGTCTGCGTTCGCGTCTTTGCCGGCGTTCGGGAAATACTTCGGCAATAGCTGAGCGATGCCGGTCGCGCCGCTACCTTTATTGAACGCGCTCGGATCGTAGTTCGATTCCGTCTTGATGAGTTTCGACAGCAAGCCCGGCGGCAATCCGTATTGCGCCTCGGTGCTCGATATCGTTTGCGCGTAGTTCGCTTGCCCTTTCGGCTGCGTCGATGCGGGTCTTCCGACCGCGGGCAAATCGCCTCCCGCGAGCTCGTGAATTCGATCAAGCATAGCCTCGCCGAATTTCCCGCCCTCGCTGAGAATGCGGCCGATAAATTTTCCTATAGAGCTGTTAGAAAATAGATTGAATATTTCTTTCCAGCCATTGACGATAAGACGAACAACGTCCCATATGCCCGTGAAGATTTTCCCCACGGCTGAGAGGCCGCCAGTTTCCTTGAAAGCGCCGAACAAATCTTTGACCCATCCGAGCGCCTGTTTAATCGGCGGCGTAATGTTCGTGAGAATTTCTATGCCCGCGGCGTTTATCTCTTGGCCGATTTCTCGCCAATCGCTTTGAAGCTCGGCCGCCGCCGCTGCCTTCTGCTCATCGAGAGCGGCGTTTTGCTGACCGAGAGCTAAAATGCGCTCACGCTCTTGCGCTTCGGAGCGAATGAGATTGAACGTCGATTCGCTGATGCCGGCTTGCTTCGCAAGATTGAATGCGTCCGCGCGATTGTAGGTGCGCAGCTTGTCGCCGAGGTCTTTGTAAATGTCGGTCAGTTTTCGCGTGTTGCCTTGCGCGTCGAATAGCTGAACGTTCATGCGCTGAAGTAGCAGCACGAGCGGAGAGACTTCGCCCGTCGCGCGTAGTCCCGTGATCGAGCCCGAGAGCCCCATTAGATCGGCTTGCGCATCCTTCGCGCTGCCGCCGGCAAGCTCAGCCGCATTGCCCCAAGCGTTAACCGTGGTCACGCTCTCGCCGATGTTCTTTGAGAATCGTCCGAGATTCGCGGCGCCGACGTTGAGGCCGGTCATCCACGAGGCGAAATCCTTTGCGGCCGTAAACGCCGTGAATAGAATCGCGGCCTTTTTGCCAAGCTCCGCGAGCGAGTCGCCGAGTTCGTTTGCGCCTTTTTTCGCAGTGTCGCGCGACTTCTTTTGATCGCGCTCGAATTGGCCCATGCCGCGGTTATAGCCGCGCGCATCGAGCCCAATCGTCACTAAGAGCTGATCAATTATTGTCGGCACGTGGGCGCCCGTTGTGATTGTCTACCGCGTAGACTTCGAGCAAATTATAAGCGTCTTCGACCCCGAGCACGGTTTGCAGCTCGACTAGGGTCGCAAGGCGTGATGAGACAAGAGCCCCAATAATGCGCGGGACATTTGCGTAAGCCAATTGCCTTTGGTTACTTTTTCTCCCGAAATTTCCGAGCCCGAAGTCGGGAGACCGACGGGCATCGAAAAACCCGTGTGAAGTTTCAACAGCGCTTTGTAAATCGTGATGCGCGTAGAAACTTCTTCGATATCGCCGCCCGGCCCGCCCAATGGCACGCGGGGCGGAATCTGTGCTGAGTGTTCGTATTGGACGCACGCCGGCCATAGCTCATCTAGGAGCGGCTGAACGTTGTCGGCTCGGAGCATCCCGAGAGCTTGAATCCCGACAGCGGCAAGGCCCGCCATGCCGGCGCCTAGAGCTTCCTCGGGAACGGCCGCGCCCGTGTTCGTCAAGGCGAGTAGAGCGCGTAGGCCCCATCTCTCGCCCTGATCGGCGGCCATCTCGGTTAGAATAAATTTCTTGCCGTTGTCGCGGCTTCCCTTGTCGTCGATGACGAGAATTTCGATTTTGCGTGCCATGTGTCCATCGTGCGTTAGATCGGTGAATAAACGATGTCCTGAAATTCGAGCTTGATCGGAACGGGTTCGAGCACTTTCTTAGCGCTCGGCATTCCTTGCATGTTGCGCAGCCATCCGGTAGAGAGCGTGAATTTCAAACCGATTGACGGCAAATAGATTGTGACGGTCGCCTCGAACTTTTCCTTCGCGGATTCCTCGGCGGCTTTCCACGCGAAGAAGAATGCGAGCGACGGGGAATCCGGCTGCAACATGATGTTGAGCGGCTTCGCAGCGGGCGTATAGCCGGCCGACAAAATCGCATCGACGCCCATGCGCGTTTCCGCCATGTCGAAAGCATCTTGCGTAAAGGCATCGTCGGCGGCATAGCCTTGCACGACTTGCCGAGCCGAAGAAACTCCCGGCACGCTGATGATGAACTGTGAATTCGCGCTCGTGATCGTACCCATTTCTCAAAGCTCCGTTATTGAACGTCAATCGACGCGAGTTGAATCTTCTGAACGCTGCCGCCGTCCGTGTACCAAAAGGTCATGGGCGGCGAGCCTCGCTGTCCGCGCGTCTGCGGAGAGGCCGGCAAAATTTGCAGGTAGTAGCCGACCGATGAGAGAACTCCATCAATCTTCACGCCGGCCGCGGTATTGACTTGAGCGGCTTGCGAAGCGCTCAGCGGCACGCCCGCTTGAATCGCACCGAAGTTCAGATACTTGTCGATGGGGTCTTGCGCAACGTTGTGCAAGCTCGCGGTGCCCTGATTGTTGTAGGGATTGCTCTTGACGCTTGCCAGATACGATAAAAACGCAAGCTGAAAATCAGCGTTCAAGAGAATTTGGTCGATGTACTCATCGAGCCAATTCCACGAGCCCGACACGCTGCCCGGCTGATAGATGGTGAACTCTTGATTCGCCGTCGCGTAGGTTCCGTAGAAATTGTACCCGTTGCCGATGAGATTGTCGGCGACGACCGCGCTCGTCACATCGGCTGTGAGACCCGCGCCGCTCTTATAGGCGTAGGTGATGCGGCCGTTCGTCTCATCGGTATTGAGCGAGGCAGTCGTGCCGCAAATGAAGGCGCCCTTTTGGCCGGCTGTCTGATCCCATACAACGTGAACGCCGTTGTAGCCGGCGGCAGCGACAGCCGCGCCGAAGCTGCCGGCGGCCGGAAGTTCGGTGCTTGGCGTCAAATCGGAATCCCATGCGACATAAACAAAGCGTTCTTGACCGGCCGGCGATTGCGTGCTGACCCAATTCGCGAACTCAAGTTTGATCGTAGCCGGCTCGCCGCCCGCGTCGGGGTCCGTAGTGGTCATGAACGAGACCCAATTTTGCTGAGCGGCGACGATGCCGTTCATAATGGCCGCGGGAACGCCCGCAGCGGCGCCCGGAGCCAAGATCGCGCCGGTAGCGGCCGTCAGCAAGAGTCCGGTAACGAGGCTGTCAGTCGTCGGATACGCGACCGTAGATGCGCCGCCCGTCGTGGTCGAGGTGATCACGAAGGCATCGCGCAAACTGTCGTAGCTGCACACCGCTGCCGTGGACGGAGTTCCGGCCGCAAGACCGGCAGTGATCAGCGCGGCAGCGTTCGTGAAGCTCGTCGCGGAAGCGAGATTGATTGCATCCGACACGTGGGAAACGCCATCGATGACGATAGTCACGGTTCCCGAGAGGGCTTGAAGCTGCGTCAAGGAAAGATTGACGACGCCGCCGCGGATATATCCGGGAATCGCCGCCGAATTGAACTGCGCAAAATAGAGCTTACCGGGCAAAGACTGAGTGCCGATGTAGCCGCCGAAATAGAAGCCCGCGAGCACAGCTTGCGGAGAGACCGGGCCGTACCAATCTTCGACCGAAGTCAAATCCGGGAAGCCTTTCACCGTGCCGACGGGAATCGAGGTATCGCCGCTCGTGTCCACGAAGACCGCGTTCGGGCTCAGCGGATTGCCGCCGGCACCTAGAACGCTCGGAATAGACGAAACCAATTGACTAGCGGGAATCGAGTTCATGGCGGGTAAGCCTCATCTACGTTGATAACGGTCAAAGTCAAAGCGTCGGCAAACTGTGTCGGAACGCTCGTCACTGGATTGTATTGCAAGACGGCCTCTAAAATCCAGCGCTGTTCGTATTGGTCTTCCGAGTCGTCAAGCGGCGCCATCCGGGAGGCGTTCGTATACAGCGGTGCGATGGTAGGCGCAAGCGCTTGAACTGCCACGTCATCGCGCCATAACGATTCGATCATAGAGCACCAATCGAACGCCGAACCGGACGAGTTCCCTTCCGACGGCCCGGAATAGAAATCGAGTTGCACGGTCACGGCAAAGTGCGTCTCTTGGGTCGTCTCGTCGGGGTCGTCTATTGTTTGGTCCCAAGTGTCGATGTTCGTGTTCAGCCGGTCGCGTCGAATCATCGTCATTGTGATGTAGCCGGGCGCCGCGAGCGGGGCCGCAGTGCGATTCGGGATGCCTTGAAGCACGTTCGCTTGCGGAAGGCCGGTCACGCTCACAAGCCACGGTGCGAGCACCGTAAAAATATCTTGCAACGTCGGAGAGGTAACGAGGCTCATGTCGGATTGTTCGGGTCAAGTTGACGCGATACAAGCACGCGGCACCATCCCGTATTCCAAGTCTCGGGCACGGCGCGAACGAGCCAAGTGTAAACGGTGCCGTTCGTCTCTGTCGGGTCGGCGAATTGCAAAAGGTCTCCGCCCGTCTGCGATCCTCGGATGATGCCGGCCACGTTGCCGAACAGATGGATAGAACGGTAAACGCCTTGCACTTGCAAGAACGGATATTTCTTCAAGTCTTGTCCGCCGATGGGCTGCACTTGACCTTGCACAGTGACCGGCGCCGCATACGTCGGCGTGGGCTTTCCCGCAGTGCTCACGGTGCTACCCGTACTCTGTAGGTATTGCATCGGAATATCGCTGTTCGAGGAATTGATCGCGCCTCGAACCTCGGCGTGTAAATCTAGGTTCACAGCTTCACCTCGAAGTCGACCGAACGTTGCATCACGCCCGTATCGATCAAGCCTTTATTGAAGCCCTTCCTTTTCTCGGTCGACTTCGCATTGTCTGCCGGCCAATCGACGATGGCTTTCACGAGCTGATCTTTGATGCCGGTTCCGAGTAGCGCAAGAGTTTTCGCCGAATCATAGTTCGTCGCCTTCGCAATTTTTCCCATGCGCTTTCCCAACGTGGGCGCGAGGTCATAGAGTGTGTTGCGGAAGAACGGGCGAGCGGGCGCGCGTCGCGTGCCGAACTCATTCCAGAATGCTACCTGAGCGACTGAGAGCGATTTGCCTTTTGCATTCGCCGGATAGTTTCTGCCGGCAAGGAAACCTACGCGCACGACGCCGCCGGTTCCGAGCTTGGCCGCGAGCTTGTTCAAGTACGGCGTCATTTTGTCGCCGCCCTTGACTGTAACCGATACCTCGTGTTGAGCCACGGGTTACGGCCATCCGCCGTTGTCCCATCCCGGCCCGAAGCCAACATCGAAAGGCCCGGCAATTCCGCAGCAATCGCGAGGCGCCGGAATGTAGTGAATCGTGCGAACCGCGGAAGTCGCTTGCCAAAATTGCGCGCCGTATTTGGTCTGCAAAAACCATGCGCTTTCGGGCGACGAGGGAAAATCCGCGGCAAGGCTCACGCTGCCTTGCGTGGCTGAATTGATTCTTCCCACGATGCCCGGAGGCTTATTGTTGTTCGCGCCGCACGGCGTAAACAGCATCGTGATATGAGCTGTCAGCAAATACAAAAGCGATTGCCGAACGTTCGGATCGCGGATCGGAGAGCCGCAACAGTTCTCAAGATTCAACGTCGAGAGATTGAAATTGATCGTACATGCCGGCGCGCCCGCGCTCGTGAACTCGGGATAAATACCGATGAACTCGTCGAAATCAAATACGACGATTCCCGGAGTAACCGGGGTCGAGGGCGGGCACGCGGCAATGGTCATCGCTTACGCAGCCTGAGCGCCGAGGCGCCGTAGCTGTTCCTTGTCGGCTTCTACGCCGGATTGCTGCCGAGGGTCGGTGCCGTCCGTCTTAATCGGCTCAAGACCCGTGCGCGTGGCGTCGTCGCCCGTGCGATCTTTGATTTCGCCCTTCAGCGCTGATTGGCTGCCGACCATGAAAACGATTCCCTCTTTGACGAACTTCAAACCCTTGTTCGCCTCGAACCATGCCTTCGCGAACGTCTCGTCGACCTCGGTAATTCCGTAGGCGTGCTCCGCGGGATTCGTGCGAGCAATGCGAGCGCTGTTCGCGCCATTGAGCCGCACGACGATATCTTCGTCGGTACGACCTACCGGGATGATCGCGTTCTTTTGCTGCGGAACCTTGATAAGCTCCATCAGCAAACCATTCGGCAACTTGCATCCGACGTAGACAATTTTGCCCGCCGCTGCCGCGTTTGAATTTGCTTCAGTCATTTTAAAAAACTCCAATTTGGGGATACGGTGAAATAACGCCGAGGCCGCCGACCCGTACATTCGTGACGGCCTTCCATTTGGTAAGAACGAAGCCGCCGCCGTCTGCCGCGTATGCAATCCCGGTAGCGGGGTCAGCATACACGCTCGCGCCGATGTTCGCACCATTGGGAAACTTAACCCAAAAATCGCCAGTGACACAAAGTGTGATAGGTTTTCCCGCGCGCACGAAGCGCACGCCTTTCGAGACGTATGTCAGCGGCCATCTACCATAACGAGGCTGGACAAGACCGATTATCGCATTGTCTATCGCGACGTTTCCGGCTTCATCTGTGAGGGGGTCGAGCCATCCGAAGCGCCCGACGGCGATATCTACGGGGCCTACGACGGAGTTCGTCGGCAGTGATCCGTAAGGGTTCCGACTCGCGAAGGCCCCCTCATAAATCCCGCCCGGCAGTCTCGCGCCGAGCATGACGCCTACTCGGCGTCTTTGGTCTCGGGCTCTACAGTCTCGCCCGAGGCGGAGCCGGCGGGCTCGTCAGATGCCGGAGCATCCTCGGAGCCGGCGGGCTCATTTTCAGTCACGGTGCCTTTGTCTGCCTCGGGCACTTCGTCATCGTGCAATACGATGTCTTCGGCGCCGGCCGGAGGGCAAAGACACTCGGGGTCGTCCGGAGTCGCCCGGCACTTGGCACAAAGAATCGGCGCGACCGTCGGCAACAGATTGCCGCGACGGTCGCGCTCGCCCTTGTGATCCCCGATGAAGCGATGCTTCGACATTAGCCGAGCATCGAGACAATCAAGTACGGCCGATAGATCACGGTCCCGTAGCCGCCGCTCGAACGCTTCTGTTTCCACGCGCTCGACTCGACAACCATGTTATGCGCCATCAGCTTAGAGCTGAAGGCACACTCGGCCGTCTTCTGACCTTCCAAGCTCTCGCAAATCAACTGCACGAGCTGACCGGCGGGCGTGGCGTATTGCACGGCCTTTTCGATGCGAATGTTCGGGAAGTTTTCCTTCAACAGCACTTCGACGGAGTTCGTATTGAACTGCGTGATTTGCTTCAAGGCGACGGCATTCTGAGGGCTCAGCGCGAGCACCATGTTCGTATCTTCCTTCACGACGCCGTTCGATTGCGCCTGAAGCTGAACGAACATGCGCACGATGTCCTGATAGATCGTGTACGCGGTCGCGCTCGCCGAGGTCAGCCACGAGAACGTGGGCGTGATCGCGGGCGGCAAACTCGGGTCGTTCAACAGCCCGTAGTTTTCGAGATTCGCGGTCCCGAAGAAATACATATCATTGAGCTGTTTCATCAGCGTGAGCGCGTTCGCTTGCTGTTTCAATGACGCCCAATCGAGCTTGGCAAGGCCGGCGATACCGAGTTCGCGCTGACCGTATTCCAAGAACGCTTGGAAAATGAAATTCTGGCGGCTCGGAAAGTTGACGTTGACGTTCGACGTTCCGTTGTTATTGTAGTCCCCGTAGGCCGAAGTCTTGCCGACACTTTCCGCGGTCAAGAACTGCGCGGTCTCGGTCAGCCAATCGCCCTTTTGAGTCTCGCCCACGATTTCGGCCGCGACCATCGGCGACACGAGGATTTGGATAACCTTCGGGTCGAGGAAGTTCGCGAGATACGAGGGAATGCCCGCGTTCCCGATGGTGACGAGTTCCGGCTGAGCGTCGCACGCCCGCTTGAAATCCTTCAGGCTGACGCCCGGCTTGAACCATTGCATTTCGCCGAGAGATGCGTCGAAGACGATTCCCTTAGTCGCGGCCAAGTCACGGATCAAAGCCGGGCCGGCGCCCGCAATGATTGCCTGAGCTAAAGCCTTTGCATCGAACGCCAATTGATTGCGCATTGAAGTTTTCCTAAATTCCTAAAACGTTGAAACCTGAGACCTTACGCCCAAGAAGTGATGGCGCCGATTTTGCCTTCGGAAGCCGTGATGGTCGTCGAGCTTACGACTGCATTGTAGCTCGTCTGAAAATGCGTCGAGTCAATCGCGTAGAGAATCTGCGCGTTTGCCGCGCCGGGAATGCCCGTGCCGCTCAAGAACTGACCCGCCGAGAATGCGCCTTGCGTCACCGAGCCTACCGTCAGGATGCCCGTTGCCGCGATGCTCGAACCCGTTGCAATCGCATCGACTGCGACGGTCGACGCCACGGTGAAGTGCGTCTCTTGAATGCCGGTCTCGGTCGAGGTGAAAGAACCCTGATCCGGGATGACAGTCCCGTTCAGGTTCGCGAGGTTCCACAAGTGCGTGCCCGAGCCCGTGCCGGCGCTCGACGCAATGTAGGTTCCTTCGGGAAGCGTTCCGCCGGTCACGACTTGGCCCACGGCCGCAGCGGTTCCGGTCAAATTCGCGTCCGTCGTAGTCATCACGCCCGCGGTGACGGTCGTCGCCGTATAGCTGCCGGTCACACTTCCGCCGGTAGCTCCGGCAGTCAGTGCGCCCGTGACGGGATCGGCGTAAACCTTTTGCTTGACGGCGGCGCCCGCGGCAAACGTGCCGTAGAAGTCGCCTTGCTCCATGCCTGTAACCATGTTGCCCGGCACGACTTGCAAAGTCGCGATGCCGAGGAATTGGGTAATCAAACCCTGATTCTCACGGTGAATGAAGCCGAGGAAAGAATTCGGCTTGAAGTAGTTCGTCGCGAGGCCGGTCGTCGGATCGAACCATGCGAAGTTGCCGACAGTCGTTCCCGCGAGCGGTGCAACGTACTGACCGGGACCGCCTACCACGCTCGCGCGGGGATTCGCCGAAGCGAAATCGCCGGGAACTGCGATGGGCAATTCATTGTTGACGAAGGTTTGAAAGCCGGTTCGATTGGGCATTGTCGTATCCTGTAAATTAAAACGAGGCTCGGCTTACTTGGCCGAGCTGAGAAAAATTGCGTCGACGTTGTACTCGGCCGGAGTCGCGTCGTAGATCGGGGCAGTGTTGCCCTTGCGAACGCGAATCTCAGCGGACACGAGCGCCGCCAGTGCCGAAGGATGCACATCCTTGTGCGCGACTTTCGCCTGATCCAAGGCGAACCGATACACAGCTTCGGCGGAATCCATTGCGACCGTGATCGGGCCGACGAGCGGCGCGACATCGGTCTTCGCTTGGGTCAGCGCATCGCGGGCGGCGATGGCTGCGTCGATGCGCTTCTGAGCGTCATCCGCAGTCAACAGCTTGCCCGACTTCAAGGCCGTGTCGATTGCGGCCGCAACGGTCGCGCCGTCATTGCCCTTGACTTTGCCGCCCTTCAAACCTTCCTCTTGCGAGGCGAGAGACGGATCGGTATCGCCGGCCTTGCCGCCGAGACCCCAATTGCCATCCTTCGCTTTGTCTTTTGCCTTGCGATCCGCGGCGCGCTTGTCGCGGGCAGACTTGCGGCCGTCGCGAGCCTTCGCGCGGTCGCCCTTCGCTACCTCGTCTTTCTCGGCGGCGTCCATCGCTTCCTCGCGAGCGTCCATCGCTTCCTCGCGAGAATCCATTGCGGATTCCGCATCGGTCTCGCCGTCTTTGGCTTTTTCCTCGAACGCTGCGTCGAGTGCGGTCTTCTGAGTATCGGTGAGACCCGTCATCACTGAGGCGACAACGGCGAGAATGTTCGGGAACTTGTACATGTTCAATCCTGTAGGTAGAGCGTCATTCACAAAAACGTCGGGGCCGGCGCGACCTTCCTTCACTAGCGCGACGTGGTTTCCGACAATATCTCGCATTACGCCGTCGTATGCAAGCCCTCCCGGCGTTACTCCGGGGGTCATGTCCGCTCGGTAGCGGTACGAGCAAGAGAGCTGAGCCGTCTTTTTCTCTAAGACGCGCGCTATAGAATCGGCCTTCCAAATCGCTAGAGATGCCCGTAAATACGGGTTCTCGAAGCGTACATCGCTTCCCACGGTGCCCGCGGTATATTCGAGCTTCGGGTCGTCGGCGTCGACGGCCGTATGAAGGTCGAGTAATTGCAAACGGGCGAAAGTCGGGGCGGCTTTTTCAAGTTCGACCGGATCGCGGTAGAGCCGATAGACTTTATCGGGATCGAGGCCGAGCGCTTCAGCGTCGGGAATTTCTCGACCGTAGTACGGATTGACAGTCGCCTTCGAGATGGCGCAATTTTCCACATGCAAGCGCCGGTCGGCGTCGAACGTGCGCATCGAGACTCGATCAAACGCAAAAAGCTCGCGCGCAAGCGTGGGCTTACGCGACGGCGCCGGAGCGCGGTCGAAGGCGAGCTTCAGTTCGGAGGCGAGGGACATTGCCGACAGTGTAGAGCTGCCGGCAACGTCCCGCAAGGTTTAGTCGTGGGTAGGATCGAGAGGCAAGCGTTCGGCGGCGAATTCGCTCATCCCGCGCGAGGGCGTTCCGTGAGGCATCCGCCCCGTATCGCCGAAGATTTCCTCGACTGTCTTCGCGGGCTGCGGCAGCCGCGCGCCCGGAGCGAGCGGAGCGCCGCCGTATTTTTCGTGTAGCTCTTGAGACCAAATCACCGCACGCCAAGCGAATTGACCGACCTCGGTCAGCAATGCCTCGACCATCGCGCGACGCTCGGCATCGTCTTGAGCCGAAATCGGAATCTCGCGTCGTTCGAGAGCGGCTTCAAGGTCGGCAATATCTATCGAGTGCCGCACAACGCAATCGGGATGATCATTCGATTTGCCGCGCGCATGATGCAACGCTTCGCCGGGATTGTGCTTGTCGTTTCCTTCCTTCGATATTTTCGCCATGCCGGCGAGCGCGGCCGGCGCGTATCGAATCACTCCGGTATAGAGCGGATAGTTTTTCCGAGCCGCTGAATCGGCCGGTAGAGTCGTGTTGATGATTTGCGATATCTCCAAGCTAAAACACACCATGCGAAATTGGCGCCCACGATGACGACGCCGCCCCAAAAGCTCAGCCATTGCCCGAGGTGCGGGTAATAGAAGCAATTCCAAAAACCCCAAGTCGTGAAGACGACCGTCGGAATCTTCGAGACGCCGCGCAACTTTTTGTCAATCAATAGCCGGCGTACATTGAGCCAATTCACCGCGCCGCCGAAGAACTCGAACAGCGCGTTTACGAGGTCCGGGCCTTGTAGGTGAATCATATCGCGGGTTTGAGCGAAGATTGAATCGAGCGAAATCGCGCGATGAATTGGCGCCGCGCATACGACGGTGACAAACACTTCGGGCCGTACTTGCGCGAGTCGATGACCGGCTGAAGTCTCGCGCGGAAATCCTCCGCGGGCGTAAGCCAATCATCGGAGACGCCATGCGGCAACAGCTCGCGCGCTTCAAGAAACAGCGCGTACCAATCGGCGCGCTTCACGCCTTCGCTGATGGTGCCGGCGATGCCAAAATGCTCGCGGCACTTCGCCTCTAGGCGTTCTTCCATCTTGCGATAGTCAGGAATGAGAGCCTTCCACGGGCTCGCGATATCACTCACATAAGCCTCGTGCGCGTCGTGCATGAGCCCCTCGAAGGCCGCATGTAAGGGCGGCTGAGAAAGAAAAAGGCCTTTTTCTCGGCTAGATACGACTTGGCAATCGGCCAAATCCTCGCACAAATGCGAGACCATGACGCAATGTTCGGCGACGGAATAAAAGTCGCGCGTGTGCCCCGTGTAGCGGCACTGCATCGAGGTAGCGTGTGCAATTTCCTCGATGTCGAACTCGGGACGCGACATATAGAATCGTCGGCCCTTCACGGTTTGAATGTATAAGTCTTTCTCTTTTTCGAGATATAAGTCAGCGGCTTGTTGCATGTGCGTGCGCCTCCGCGGCGTGTGATGAGAGTCGGACTACCCTCGATATTTCCCGTCGATGTAACGAACGATTTGTCGTTTAGAATCCCATTGCGTCAACACGTCCGCGTTCGTCCATCCGTTGAGGCCGTGATTGTATTCGAGGCGAAGGCGAGTCTTCGTGCCGGCGCCGTAGTTGCCTTCGTAAATATAGTCGCTGTGCGTATGGAACGTCACCGACTTGTTTCCCATGTGCGCGAAGGCTTTGCGCGATCCCTTCGCGCCATTGGCGCCGATGTCGCCGTGCAATCCGTGCTCGATGCCGCCGGGCGCGAATGATTCGTCGAGGTCGAGCAAGCGAATGTTTTTTTTCATCATCGACGATTCGTGACGGAACCAATAGTGCAGCGGATCGGGATATTCCGCGCCCTTGTCGGTGATCTTCGCGTTACGCCGCATATACAGCGCGGTCTCTAAGCCGAACTCACTGTTCGCATGGTCGATGCGCCAATCGAAATCACGCGCCATGAAACGACGTAGCATGTCGTTATGATTCGAGGCTTGCACGAGCCATTGAATTTTGGCGAAGTCGGCGGCGCGCTGATTCGTCCATCCTATCGCGCGGCGTACCTCGGCTTTGATGTCATGGCGCCCGGCATCGAATTTCGCCGCACCGATGAACGGGTCGAGCTTGTGATGCGGATTCACCGCATAGCTGTCGAGCAAGTCGGGCAATACCACGGCCTCGGGCTGCAATCGCTCGATGAGTTCTTCGGTCGCGGCCCATACAACGGGGTCGATATAGTCGACGTGAATATCGCCGCAGCCGAGAGCCTTCGGGCGTGGCGCCTTCGAGCACTTGCCGTTCGGATGATACGTCAAGCCGAGAACGCCGTCGGTCGCGCTGTTATGCGTGGTCGAGTAGTGAAACTGCCGCACGTAGAATTTGTCGTCGTCGCTCATATCCACGAGCAACGCGGACAAACTGTGATGGAATTCGCCGACCTTGCCGAGTTTCGTCAGCGTATAGTTCGGCATCGTGGCCGCGCCGGTCGTCGTCAAGAGCTTTCCCATCTTGCCCGAGGGAACCGGGACGATGGTCGATTCGAGTTTCGTGTGCCCGTATATCGCGCTATTGGCGCCGCTGACGGCATCGAAGCTCGACAGCGGGCGAGCGGCCGTCGGCTGTGTCGGCACGTCCGCGAATAGCGTCAGATTGTCATTGAATGGAAGTCGGCGGCTCCACATCACATGTTTGAATTCCGCGGCCCAATGCTCCGCGTTATTCTGTGATCCGGTCCATACCGAGGTGGGGTTCTTGTAGCGGAGCGGAATCGCGAAGATTTCTCGCTTATCTCGCCGCGCCTTGTTCTTGATGATTTGCCAAAACTCCGCGTGAGCGGGGGTCGCGTTTTGAACTGCGAAGACGATTGCGCGTTTCCATCCGGCGGGTAGCTCACGGTGAAAATCTACCGTGATTTGCGACGCCTCCGCGAAGGGATTTGTCAGCTTGCGAAATTCCGCCAGTGTTTGAAAACGCGCCATCGTACTAACCTCGGGCCTTAGCCGCGACCTTCACATCGGCGAACCATACGTTCTTTCCGTTGCCGCGTCCATCCATTTTCACGACGACGATGTGTTTCTCGAACTGTGCTCGGTACTTGCCGAGTAGGTTCGCACCGAGGCCGCAGCGAGCCGCGAAGTCGGCTTCGTACTCGGCTGATTCCTTGCCCTCGGCCAAGAGCGAGGCAAGGCCCGCTCGAATCTTCAAGGGAATTTTCACGTCGGGATTGTGCTCGGCTTGGAACGATGCAAGGTTCGTGAACGTGGGTTTGACTTTTGCTTTCGACATTACTTTTTCCTCGTGAGTGACATAGTAGTGATAGGGGTCGAGCTGAAGTGCTCTACCTTCGTAGCGATGAAACATGCGCGCTTGGCGTCCGCGCCCGCGTGCATCGCCCCGAGGGCGGCTTTGCAGCCGGAGCCAATCGACCAAAACTTTTCGAGCACACGTTCGGGACGGCAATACGCATCGGCCTCGAACAGCCCGTGTTTGTTGTAAATCAAAACCATGAAATCTGAATTCATGAGTGCGAAGACTTCCGGCACGTCTTTTCCGCTGCCGTACCAATCGAGGAACACGAGCGCGGGCGAAGTCTCGCCGGCTACGCCGATGATATGTTCTTCGGTGCGTTTGCCGACCTTGATAAATTTGCGATACATTTTTTCGCAGCGAAAGAATCGCGCGCCGCCGGATTCCGTCTCAAGTGTGCCGCGTGAATCCGCAGCCATCACGCCATCGCGGTAAACAATCGTCGTCATTTTTAATCCTCGAATCCGGGAATGATTGAGCGGGAAGTGCAACGGCAGTTTATAAGCTGACCGGGAAAAATCCATTCTTTTTCGTCGGGATCATACATGCCCTTCGATAAATCAAATTCCTTGCCATTCATCGCAACATGTGATGGGCGAGGTTCCTTGCCGCCGGCTGAGTGCTGCCATATCGCCTTTTTAATTCCGAGCTGTTGCCGGCGCGCGTTTTCAATCGTGGCCGTAGCCTTCGCGTTTTGATCGCGAGCGATGAGGGCGGCGCGCTTCACCGTCACTTCGTAGTTTTTGTGCAGCTTACGCGACAGCGTTCCCATGTTGCCGCCGGCACTCACGCTCGACCATACGCTCGACTGAACATCCGTCAAATACTGTTGCGGAATCGACTTGATGAGGTTCACGTTCTCCGCGATAACCTTTCGATACGCTTCCATCGCGGGGCGGCCGGGCTTGAACGCCACGGTAAAGCCGGCCTTTTTGAAGGCGGCCTTCATCGAGGTTTCGGCATAGCGGAAGTTCTTCGCTACGAATTTGCGCGATAGGTCGAGCGACAAACCGTTGAACTTGAGCGTCCATTTCTTCGACCACGCCTTGAGCGTTTTATCGATGTTCGAGACGGGAGACTTCGCATCGGCAGCGATGAGCGTCGGCGGCGTTTCAAGTAGCGCGAGCCCGAGCTGAAGCGAGATATCGAGATGCGCTTCGCCGATCAGCGTTTCGAGCGCCTTCTGATACCAGATGCGAACGCCCGAGTTCGGCCAAGTCGGTTCGACGACGATTCGCTTATTTGTTTTTGCGTCGATCATGTTGCGCGGCGAGATATCCGGCGCGCCATGCTTCGGCAAGGCGCATCCGTTTAGTTGAAACATTTTCGGTAGGACCGGCATCGGGAAAACCGGGAATGTCATTCCCTACTAGGTGCATTTGCGCCCATAGATACCCGCGATGTCGAAGCGTTGTGCGACGTTTCTTCATGGCTATCACTCTATGTGATACGTGCCAAGTATGCAAGTATGTTTAAAATTCCCTCGAAATCGTCGCCTAGCATCCCCAAACCCGTGTTACATCGACGGCAAAGCCATCCGCGGAATTTGCCGGTTTTGTGATCGTGGTCATTATGCAATGTAACTCCTAGCGCTCCGCAGCATTCACAGCGCGTGGGGCACGGGCGCGTAGGCTTCGGCACGCCGTCATATCGCCATTGCGCTTCCCGATTTTTCCAAGGATTTTTTACGCGCCATCGTTTCAGCTTCGCCGCAATTTTCGATTTATGCTTTTTATAATAGGCGCGATTTACGGCGTTTTTCGTATCCTTATCTTTACTCGGCATCTGAGCCGCCCGGAGGTGCCGGCGGCGCATAAGGCTGTCCCGTTTCGGGGTCTATCGTGTTGATGTCGGGCTGAGGCTCCGGCGCGTCGCCTTCGAGATGAGTTAGGCCGCTGTCGGGGTCCGTGCGCAACGCTTCGCGGCCCTCGTCGGCATCGATTACGCCGGCCGTGATGAGGCCCGTAATCATTTCCGTATTCGCTTTGCGCGTGTCCGCGACTTCCTTTTGCGTGGTTTCCACGAGGGGCACGAATTCGTAGTCGAGGTCTTCGTCGATGGCGCCGAACTCGTTCAACTGAATGAGGTCGAATATCTTGTCGAGGCCCGGTTCGACGACGGTCTCTTGCTCGCTGCCGACGAACTCGTGAAAAACCGTTATCTCGCCTTCGCTCGAAGCGTTGAGGCCGCTCGGCGTGATGCCCGTCAGCTTGACAAGGGGCACATGCGAGGGCGCCGCCATATGCTCTTGTGCTTGCGCCTGTAGCTCCGAAAGGCCGGAGAGCGGCACCGCGATTTGCTCCATTTCTTCGCTGTTCTTGTCGAGCAACGTCAAGCCCTGATTATCGCGCGTGAGCGTGAACAGCTTCGCGCGATTCAAAATGCCCGTACCGTCGACGGATTTTCCCGCGAGCACCGTCTGAAGATTCGACTTCAAAATGAGGTTCGAGAAATTCGAGATGATTTTGTTCACGTTGTCGACAGTCTTCAGCCATCGAAGAACGTAGGGCTCCATGAGCTGCGTCAAGCTGATGCCGCCGAAATTGTATGCCGGCTTCAAGAGGTCTGGCATCGGACGAGAGATGACGGTAATCAATCGAGTGTGATGCACGCGCTTGCCGAGAATGAACCACGCATTCGGGCTATAGAAATCCTGAGCCGTGGCGTCTTGCGAATTGTACGTGAGCGGGCTCGTCCAAATCGGTTCGATGACTTTAAAGCCTACGAGCTTGCCCTTGCCTACCGTCTTGTCGGTGATTTCGAGCGGCTGTGCTTTCACGACATCGTTATCGCTGCCCTCGATGTTGATGTAAATCTGAGCGCGGCCCATGAACATATCGAGTTCGAGGGTCTTGCGCCAAATCTGGCGAACGTCAAATTTTTTGAACGCTGCCTCTAGCTTTTTGAATTTGTCGGCCGCCTTCGGGTCTTTTGAGCGCGAGACGAACTTAATCCATTTGCGCGTCATTTCCTTAGCAATGGTTTCGCTCGGTGCGCGGTACTCGGAGCGCTGAGACAGCTCCGACAAATAGGCGTAGCCGGGAAATCCGAGGCCGCAATTCTGCGTCTGTTGCCAAGCGAAGAAATTCGAGCCGCCGGGAACCATGTTCGCATTGTCCATCGCGAGATATGGCTTCTGCCCGTGGGGCATGGCGTTTTGCCTCGCGATGATGGCCGCGCTCGGGATCACGCCCGGAGGCGGCGAGTAGGGCCGCACGGGACGCCGTATAACGACCGCTGAGCCGAGCTGAGCGAGTAGGCCATCGCTTACCTGAAGCGTCGTGCCCTCGGGCGCTACGAGCGTTGCCGGCGCCGCAACGGGCGTCGAGGCGGCTTCCTTGTATCGCGTGACCGCACGAGCTTTCTTGCCGTCTCGCTTAAGCTGCGCGGATTTCTTTGCGGTTCGCTTTTTCATGGGGTCTCAAAGTGTAAGGAACAAACAGAGGCAGCTTTTCGCCGCACATGTAACAAGCGCTATAAACGCTCGTGTGATGGATCGTGCCGCAATGGGCGCACCGCAGATTAACTCCCATCGCGGACGCGCTGCACATGGGCCATGAGATTTCGTCGGCTGATGCGGTGAACCCGCGCGACCTTCGACCACGATTCGATGTACGCTCGGCGCGCAAGTTGCTTGCGGATGTGCGCGAGTAGTTTCGGGGTCAGCTTCGATTTGATCATTTGGTTCTCGTCAGTGCGTCGAGTTCGGGACCGGGAAAAGTCAAGATGCGAGACATCTCGTATTGAAGCCGCTCGGCATCGAGGGCGGCGCGTTCCATCGCGAGACAGTCGCGCGCCTTGCGCTGTTCCGAATAGGCAATCGCTGCGGCTTGTTTCGGGTCTTTACCGGCGTCGATTTCGCGCCGAATGTTTTCCGAACGGGCCTCTTTCGAGCTGCTATTTATGAGGGGCATTGTGAATCAATCCTAAATAGGCAATAGGCGACACATTAGCAGTTTCGCACAAATATACAAATGCTAAAGCCGCGCCCGCGATTGTATCCCCTAGAAGCCCAAGTGCTTGATTACATTTGCTGCAAAGCCATCCGCGAAATTCTCCCGTGCGGTGATCGTGGTCTAAGCAAAGAGCTTTCCCCGTGCGTTTGGCCCCGCAACACTCACAATACGCCGGCTCCGGGCGCGTAGGCTCGGGCGCTCCGCTCGATTTGCGCTTATAGGCCCGACGTTGCGCGGCCGTTCTTGCTTTCTCATAGCCGCGAACCTTTTCAGGGTTTTTCGCGCGCCATCTCGGCCGTCGACGCTTTCGCCCGCTCGGGATGCTTATCGCGGTATCGACGAGCCGAAAGATTGTTCGCCGAACGATTGCTCGGGATTTGAACCATGACCAAACATCTCCAAAATTGCCGCACTGATTTGCATCGGAGGCCGGGCGTAGGGGAAAAGCATCATGACGCAATCGCCGTTATTTGGCGAAGCTACATCGTCCGGGGTCTTGTCTATCATCATTTTGCCCGATTTGCTCCATGTCCAAACGGGTTGAGATAATTCGTCCGCAGTCTTCGTAAGCTCCGGCATATCGGGAGAAATCGAAAGAATGTCGCTCGGATCAAATTCAAATGGACGGCCTTCGCGTTTTGCCATCACAGCTTGCCATGTCAGATAGGCGCGCTGCCGCAGTGCCCACCACGATTGAGCCTTATAGTTCTCGAAAAAATCTTTGTTCAAACGGTCGGTGCCGGGACAAAAGTTCTCGGGGTCTTGCACGGCTGCGGAGCCGCGAAACATGCTCGCGCTGATCAAAGGGCGATTTTGCTCCGCTCGATCCGATTCGATTCGTTCCGCATCACTACGCACTCCCGCGCCCATGCCGTCACCGTCGTAATCGAAGATCGAAACTTTGCGCCCTTCGCACTCACCATAAACTTTGAGCACGCTCTTGCCGATGGTAGAGTTCGATCCGCTCCAAGATTCCATGTGCTGAAGTTCGACGCCGTATGCAAATCCGAGACAGTTTTTATCTTTGCCCTGATCCGCAACGTCGTATGCCGCGCGACGTTCGCCCGTGACTTCGATCCCGAGAAATGATGCCGCGCCGATACAAGCCTGTACCCATTCTTTCGGAATGATGATGCCCTCGGCCGATGCCAAGAAATCGCATTCATACTGTTCATTCCAGATAATCGGATCAGTATCGCGTTTTTTCTTCGCGAACCATTCGTGCAAAATAAATTGTCCGTGCTCGTCGCGGAAGCATTTGCGCGGATCATCTCGATAGTGGAAATCGAATCGCGTCATCTTGCCGCCGCGCGCGTGCTCCGCAAAAACGTTCGACAATCCCTTAACCGTAGACATCTCGACGCGACACTCGGAGGTCGCGATTAGATTCGCTTCGACGAGCTTCGAGCGCTCAATCGCCGCAAATTCATCCACGATGAACAGCGTCGTTCGGTCGCCTACGCCGATGTTATCGCCCGAGCGGCCCATGATGGCCGACTCATTCCAAGGAAACATGAGCTTGCGTTGCCCGCTGTGCAATCGATTATTTTCCGACCATGTAGTTTTAAATTCCGGCGGAAGGTACTTCATGAACATGCGACCTTTGCCGAACAAAGCTCCGGGGTCGCCCGCGTTGTCGACTTGTTCCTCTTTATGCGAGCCGAAGCCTACGGCCGCATTTGGATAGAATAGGCACAGCCAGCACGCATAGGACATCGCGAGCCATGAGGCGCCGCAATCGCGCGACTTCACAAGCACGCCGCTATCTTTGGTACGGCGCCGCTCATCAAGCCATTGTAGATATTCGAGCTGTTTGTCGAACAGTAGGAACGGCATCACGACGGGAACGGCTGTGCCGGCGTTATTGGGGTTCACCGTCACGCCCCAATCGTTCACGAAATCGGCGACGTTCTCGGCGTAATAGGCTTTAGACTCCGCCAAGAGCACGGGGTCGCCCCGCAACTTAGCTAACGCACGAATGCGCATATCCCAAAACGGGGAATAATCGGGTGCAAGCCAATCGAAATCCTCGACCGGGCGCCCGAACATATGAACTGTAGCCATCAGCCGAATATGTCGTTATAGGCGCCTATGAATTCTTCCGCGACTTGAGGCACGATTGCATTGCCGTAGCCCCGCAATAATCCCACGCGATAGGGTATCCCATGAGCCAGCGGGAATGTGCCGGGTTCAATAGGCCGCGTTTTTCCGTCGGAGCAAGGGATAAATTCGCTTTGCCAGCATCCGCCGATAGCGCCCCGTTCGCTTGACTTGGGCCGCCATTGCTTCCATCCGATGCTCTCGGCGACGGCCAATTTGTAAGCATCTGCACTTGATCTATTAATTTGTATTTGTGCGGGGCTCGATCCGATATCGAACCGTGTTTCAGGCCGCCCTTTGAATCGCTCGCTAAGGGCGTGCGCCATGAAATAGAGTCGCTGTCGGACATGCGGTGCGCCGACGCCCGCTGCGCACAAATCAGCCGCCCCAAAGGCGTAGTCCGCTCTTTCCATGTCAGTTGAAACAATATCGAGCCAAGCGAGGCCATCCTTACTTGCAACCTGTTCGCCAAACACAACTGAAGGTCGGCAGAAGCTAATGAGCCGATAGAATTCCGGCCAAAGGTGACGGGCATCGTCGGTGCCACCACGTTTTCCCGCAACGCTAAACGGTTGGCAAGGGCAGCTACCTGTCCATACGGGTCTATCGTCGGGCCACTGAGCAAGGCGGAGAGCGTAGGACCATCCGCCGATACCGGCGAAGAAATGGCATTGCGTATATCCCGCAAGATCGGAAGATCGTACTTCCGAGATACTGCGGCTGTCGACATCACCATCAGCGATAAGTCGAGACTTAATGAGTTCACGAAGCCACGCCGCCGCCCGGGGATCAAATTCATTATAGTAAGCTCGTGTTGCGTTCATTATCCCAAAGTATGACGGATATCTCATAATAGTTCAAGAGCCTCCGTCAAAATGCAATCTAACAGGTAACACACGAGGAAATCATGAATCTAGTTCAACGTCTTTTAGATGCCGCACTCGTTTGGCAGCGCTCGACGTTCTCGGCGTAATAGGCTTTAGACTCCGCCAAGAGCACGGGGTCGCCCCGCAACTTAGCTAACGCACGAATGCGCA